GAGCCTTTACTTGTGTTGCCTGATGCTATTGTTAAACCACTATGTCCACTTCCCTCTATAACTAATTCATCTTGGTCTGCATGAACTGAGGCACTACTGTCAGCAGTTTTAATATGTAATCCACTTCCTAAATCAGCAGCATTTAATGAAGTACCAGAAAAAATATCTATTTGGTCAGCAAGTTTTGCTTTTGTAATTATGCCATCATTTATTTGTTCTGCTCCAACACTACCAGCAGTTGGATTAACTGATTGCATTACTTTGTTTAGGTAGTAAACTGTCACGACATCTGCCGAAACTAATGTACCACCCAAAGTTAAAGTTTTATTTCCAGTACCACCTACCGAATAAGTATTCTTATCTTGTACGATATTATTCCATACAACAAGTATATCTTCTTCGGCTGCTATTTCATGTGTAAGAGTTACTGTATTAGTTGATAATCCAGTAAATCTGTCCTGAATACCAGCGTCAAAAGTAGTAGCGGGTTGTTGCCCAATGTAGGTCATAACTATTAAGTAATCTCCATAACTGATAATGTACCAGAAACTTTATCTGCTACCGAACAATCTATTTGTATTGCATCTGTGGTTTCCATATTAATTTTGCTACCAGCTAAAATTTCAAGAGAACTTTTTGCTGGGATCACAACATCTTTAGCTAAAAATGAAGTAGTATTTGTTACATTGTTGTTTCCACCACGATTTGCAGTATCACTAACTAATTCCACTTCAACAGTTACAGAAGTAGTATGGATATTAGTTAATCTTAAACCAAGAACAACAGCAGTAGTACTACCAGCCACAGTATACATTACATAGGGTGTTCCAGCAGAAGCTGGCTCAGCAGCGAAAGTTACAGTTTTAAATGTATTAGCCATATTCTCCTTCCTATCCTAATGCAATCGCCATACTGACACTATTGTCAGTTGCAGCGATAGTCAAAGTTTCATTACTACCATTGTTGTTTTCTGTAAACGTCACATTATCTCCAGCGACTAATTTACCATTTAAAAAACCAGCAGTAGTATCGTTAGAACTAACCTTAGTTTTAACATCTGTGTCAGCAGTTATGGTCTGCCAAGACGAACCATCATAATATTTAAGAACATTAGAACTCGTATTAAAAGCGAGGTCTCCAGCATCAAGACTAGAGCTAGGATCACTTGAATCTACTCTATATCTATCAGCAAAACTATTTACTCCACTAATATTTGAAGCAACAGTATTAACATTTGAAATTGATCCAGCAACAGTAGCAATATTTGTTACAACACCACTAGCTCCTAAAGTTGCCATATTCGTTACATTGTCACTTGTTGCTAGTAAATTCATATCAGTTACGATATCTGAAGTTGCAAGAGTATTAAGATCACTTACAATGTCCGAAGTTGCAAGTGTATTCATATCTGCTATTACATCTGAATCTGCAAGTAGAGCCATATCGGCAATAACATCAGAATCTCCTAATAAAGCCATATCAGCCACAGCAGCACTTGTTCCAAGTAATCCCATAGCAGTTACATTAGCCGAAGTACCTAAATGCCCCATTGCAGTTACATTTGCAGATGTACCTAGTAAACCCATGTCAGTTACAACTGCTGAAGTACCGAGTAATCCCATTGCTGTCACATTAGCAGAAGTACCAAGATGACCCATAGCTGTTACATTGTCAGAAGTTGCTAAAAGAGCCATATCTGTTACAATGTCTGAAGTACCGAGTATTGCCATATCGGCTACTGCATCACTTGTTCCTAATAATCCTATTTCAGTAGCTTTTCCCGCAACAGCTCCTATGTCAGCAGAATCTGCAGCAACAGCAGTTACATTTGAGGCTATTCCAGCCACAGTCGTTACATTACTTGCTATTCCACTTACTGTCGTTATATCACTAGCAATTCCAGCCACAGTTGATACATCAGTAATTGATTGACTAAACTCTAAACCATCCCCATCTGAATTAACGGATAAAATTTTATTCGCTACTAATTCAGGGAATGTTAAACCGTAAGCAGTTGAAGTAGATGATTTAGCTTTAATAGTATAATTAAAATCTCTTTCATTTTGTTGCATCATAGCAACAATTTTATCTAATTCTGTATTAAGTGTTTCTACTGAAAACTGTCCTGAAGCTGGAAAATCAGAACTTCTTGCAATAGGTAAATCTCTATAAATTGTATATTTATGACCAGCAGTTGCTCCACCACCTAAAGTAATTGAACCACCACCAGTTTCACCAGCTCCTGAAACTGAATATTGTGTAGCACTAGATGGACTAGCTGCATAAGTTAAAGTTGTATCAGTAGTACCTACTGTTCTAATAACTTTAATATCAGTAGCATTAAAAAATTCAAAAGGAACTGTAAATGCTGTTTGAGAGCTACTAGCAGTATATTGTACTCTAGGACTTGTATCTGATATTGTAATACTTGCCATTTATCTTAAACCTTTTTCTACTTGATCGAACAAACTGTCCAAATACCATACATTTTGAAAAGGAATTAATCTACGCACATTCTTTGCTGTGTAGTGATTATGCGTTCCTGTTCCCCAATCCCACATAATATCTGATATGTTAGCAATCTGTGAAGAAGTAGGACCGAATAGACCGAAACCTTGCATAGCATTTTTACTTGTCCAGCTACTATAAGGTTTTCCAGCTCCTAAAGCTGGTCGCATACCAATCTTATTATCTGTCATTCTTTCTAAAACATTATTTAAATCAGAAAAAATTCCCCCAATTCCACTTCTATCAAAAGCATCTATTATTTTTTGACCAAATGGTTTTTTGCCATAATCTCTATTAAATGCTCTTTGTCTAATTGCATCTACCATAGCTCCAGCAGCCAATAACATTAATACGCCACCAAAGAACGAAGCGTCTCTTTCTTGCATACCTCTTAACAACATTCTTTGTGTTGCTGCAGCAGCAAATTTTTTAAATTGAACTATTACTCCACCCATTTCAGTGTTAAACCATAATGGAACTTCGCCTTTGCTTGGAGTAACAATAGTAATGTTAATATCTTTCCCTAAAGCATCATGAAATATATCAGAATATTTTTTTGCTCCATCATCCCAAAATTCTGTATTTGCAATTCTTACATGATCCCAGTCAGCTTTATTTGCTCCTTTTCCTAATCCATGTTTTTGATATTGCGCCCATATTTGTTTAGCAGAATCTTCATCAATACCAGCGTTTAATAATTTAGCTTTATTGTTTTTAGATATTTTACCTTTAACTACCCAATTTTCTATTTCTTCTAAAATACGAGTACCATTAACAGCACTTGCCCAACTTTTCATTAAAGTGTTCCACGGGTTCATTAAATTAATATAAGTAAAATACATATTACCAGTACGACTAATTCCTTTTTCTAATTTATTAAAAACACCAAAAGAGTTTTCTAAATCATACATAGACATAGCTCTTGATCCAAGAACCATATCTAATGCTTCTCCTGATAGATATGCTTGATTACGAGAAAGTTTTAAAACTTCTGTTGCATATACATTTGTCATCATATCCCATGATGTTCTAAATCCTCTATTAATACCTGAAGTCATTAAAATACGAGCAATATCAGGAACTGCAGCTAAAGCTCCAGTAAGCATAGTCATAGAATTAAATAATTTTGCCATACGAACACCTCTACTAAATGCTCTTTGAGGATTATCAGGCAATCCATATGTTCCACGCAATAAATCTCTAGCAGCTTCTACATCTTGTATTACTTGTTCTTTTTCTTTTAATAATGCTACTTTCTTTGATTTACTTTTAGTAGCTTTAATCATTTCATCATATTCTTCTTCTATTTGTTTTAAACCCATAGAAACACTTCCATCAGGTTTCCAACGAGTACCACTCATCATAGGATCGCCAAATATTTTTGTTATTTCAATATCAGGAGCAACTGAATTAAAATATAATCTTTGAAGTACAAACATATCAGTTTCAATAAATCCTTTTTCAGCTAATAAAATTTCATCTTCCATGCTTAATTTTAATTCTCTAGCTCTAAAATTTCTTGCAATATTAATATTATTACTTTTATCAAAACGAACATAAGGTTGAGCAGTTTTTAAAGATTCTAATATTTTTTCTATTGCTTTATCACTTAATTCAGGATTTTTTGCTCTAATCATAGGAACAACTAAATCTTTAAATTCATCCCATCTTGATTCTAACTGATCTCTTAACCAAACTCTATTCACATAATTTTTTGCTAAAGAACCATTCTTTTCCATATAAGCTAATTTTTCTTCTAATTGCTTTATGCCATCTTTCATATTAGCTTGTTCTTTCATGGATAATTTATGTTTTTTTCCATTCTTCATTATCCATCCTCTTTTAAGAATATTTTGTTGTATTTGAATTTGTGTTTCTAAATACATAATAGGAATACCTAATTCATCATATTCTTTACCTAATGAATAAATATACTTTTCAGAAACTTCTGCTCCTTTAATTACTTCATCAGGAACATCTTGTTTACTACCAATTCTTCTAAACCAAATTGCTTTTTTAAATTGAGTAAAAGTTAAAAAACCTTCTTCTTCTTTTTGCATATATAAACCCATTCTAGTTTTAGGAACTTTTTTCTTTTTCCTTTGTAGATATTGTTTATATAAATCTTCAATTTCTGTTTCAGCTTTAAATACTTGAACTTTTCTTCTAGCTATTGTTCTTTCTATTGTTCTATTACTAGCAACATTTTTAAAATTTTTAACTTGGTATAATGGATTTTCTAATATCTTTGTTATTGTTTCTTTTGCTAATAAAGAGCTGCCTCTTAAAGTACGAAGTATAGGAGTCCACGGACCACTTTCTCCTAGCCAACCAAATCCTGTTTTAGCTATCTTTTCCATTTCATTTAATTCTTCTTCAGAAAATGTTTTTCTTATTTGTGCTGCACCCACTGTTCCTTCCATAAAAGGATCATCTGCATTTTTCATTTTCTTTTTAATAGAATTAGGAGTTTTAAAAGTAGCAGAAGCAGAATCACTAATAGCATCATCTAGCCAATCATATTTGTCAGCTTTGTTATCAAATTTTAAAAATAATCTTTTTGCTAAAGGATTTGAATTTGCTATACCCGGAAATAGTGCTGGTAAAACAAAACCACCAGCAGTAATAAAACTAGATTCAGTTAATGTTCTTGCTCTATCTAATTTTCTTTTAACCATTTCTTCGCCACCTAGAGCTAAACCAACTTTACTTCCTCTAGCTAAACGACCACCAGTAAAAAATACTCTACCTACTTTACTAAACATAAGTAAAGACATTGGATCAGTTAATCCACCAATAATTCTTCCAGTAATATAACCCGGACTACTGGTTATCATTTGATCTTCAATAGCTTTTCTTTGTTTTAACCAAAAAGTTTCTTCAGGAGAACCTGAATGAAGAAAATATCCCATATCTTCAAATGTATCTGCTAATTGAGGATCGTCATAAGGATTATATCCTTCTACATCTTGAAAATTATTTTTTCTATTTTCTGTTGCATTAGCAACAGCCATAGCAAATAAATTTTCTTTTACAAAACCTGTTCTTAAACTGTTTCCAAAATCTTTATAATCTCCCCATGTATATTGCTTACTAGGAGTTATATCATAAACCGTATGAGGTTTTTGTATAGTAGCTAAATAATCGCCCATTCAATTTATAATTTTCTTTCTGTTGGTTTTGTTACATCCCATAAATCAGAAGGAACATCAGTACCAATACTTGCTCCATTACTCCATTGAGTAATAAGATGAGCATTGTGTTCTAATCTACTTGCAATACCCGATAAATTTTTTGCTTTATAAGCATTAGCATCAATAGTCATTTGACCTAATACAGTATTAGGATCAGCGACTCCCCATTCACCAAGATGTGCTTTATCTTGAGTAGCAACATAATTATTTAAATGTTTATAAAATTGTGTTTTATCTCCTATAAAACCACTACCAGCATTATAAGCCATATCTGTTAATGCTAAATATAAATAACTATTTTTATAATTATCAAAATCAATATTACCGTATGTGTTTCTAACTTGTGTTTGAAATTCTGGTAAAAGTGTATCTAAAAATATATCAATAGAATCATTCATTTTAATAGTTTCTTTTCCACTCATTAAACCATCATAAGTATAACCTTTAGCTTCAAGAGCTTTTACAACATTTTGATTGTTCATACTAAATCCATGACCAACAGTAGCATCAAACATTTGATATTTTTCATTATATGAATGAGGTAATAAAGATTTAAATGCTTCATTTTGATCGGCAAATTTACCTTCTTTAACTAAATTTGCTGCTTGACTCATTAACTTTGCATGCTTTTGTGGATTCATCCAATGCTTTTGGGCATCATAAACTTTATTGTCATAACCCTCGTTTTTAATAATTAAATCAAAAAAAGCATTTTCACTTCTTACAACTCTACCATCTTTATTCATAACTATATTTCCTTTCAAAATGTTTACATCATCAATATCTGTTCTATTAGCCATTGCTGATTGTAATAATATTATTGCTTGTTGATTTTCTTGTATACTTTGAGAAAGAAATTCTTGATCATCTTGTAATTCAAAACCAAAAAATTCTTCTAAATCTTTCCCAACTTCGTTTAAAGCCTCTTTACCTGAAACTACAATTTCTTCCATAATTGACCATACAGCTTTGTTTAAATCTGTAGGATTTGGATTTCTAGACAAATGCCATTGTCTTAATTTTTTCTTTTGTTCTTTTTTTGCTTGTTCCCAAGTAACACTATTATATCTAGCTACTGGCTTTTCAGGAATCCAACCTATTTCTGAACTAGCAACATTAGGTAGTACGCTATATAATTCATCACCATCTAAATCCATTTGTATTTTATATGATGGTAAACCATTAATAGTTTTCCAATAAGTAGTTTTAATTCTACCTTCATCAATCATTCTATATAAATTATTTGAAGTAATCATATCTTCTGTTATGCCATACATTTCTCTTTCTTGATCTGTCATTTGATAAAATCTACGCATAACAGTCATAACTAAATCTGATTGAATATCTGATCTACTTAATCCTTTTCCCTCGTATGTTTCGTATACAGGGTATCTTGTCATTGTTAAATTTGTCATTCGCTAAACATCCAACCCTGATTACCCATTTCTTTTAATGCTCCTACAATAGCAGAACGCCAATGTTCTTTAATAGTTGATGGCATTATTTCACCCGGACTTGCATAATGACCAGCTAAATGGTGCATTACTAAATCTTTAAATACTGGCATCATTTCATCTAATTGAAAATTTAAATCTTTCCAATCATCTGAAACCATTTCAGATATTGCATCAGCTCCTTCATCTGTCCATCCAAAAAATCTTTTAATATGTGTTAATCCTAAATTACCCCACAATAAATTATCTTTAGCTGCTTCTTGTATCATATCGTCTAATTCATTTTTAACAGCTTCTTCAAATGTAACTCCATCAAAAATAGTTTGAACTCCATCTGCTGCTTTAACTGTGTCTGCAGATATAGCTCTATCTATTTTTTCAAGTTTTTCATCTAATGTTGTAGTATCAGGATTAATTTGCATTTTATATCTCTCTAATAACTTTTCTTTAGTCATTACAGTACCACCAGCTTCAGCCGATTGTAAAAATTCTAATTGTTTACTTAATTGCAATAAAGCATTCCATGATCTAGCTTTTTCAACATTTTCAGGAACATAACCTGATCTACTATTTATAAAACCTACTGTATTAGCTAATGAAAATATAGCTTCAGGATTTTCATCAATATTAATTTGATGTGAACTTTTTATAAATGAATGAAAAGCTGGATGTAAAAATCCTAATTGTTGTGCCATATTACTTAATGCAATTAATTCATTTGAAGGTTCTCCATTTTCATTAAATCCTACTTTGCTTACATCCCAATAAGGATTACCTCCTTGAAATCCAGCCATTGCTAATCCAGCAATATGATTTGCTAATTGTAATTGAGCTTCTTCTAATGTAATTGTTATTCCAGCCATTTTTGCTTTTGATACTATTGTTTCTGCTGCTCCTGTAAAAGAAATTCCTTTTTTACTAAAATTTACACTTCCTTCATTTTTAACAATATGAGCTACTCTCCAAGCATCTTTTATTTGTTTTATTTGAGTTTCAGAAGCTCCTACAAAATTTTCACTTATATATTTGTTTAATTGTGTTTCTGTTTCAAATAAAGAAAAAGTATCATTTAAAGCTCCAGCTCCACCTCCAGTAGCTAAATTAATATTTTCTGCTAATTCAGATTGTTCTACATGTGTTAATGCAGCACTTTCTACTTTATGATCATTAACTAATGCGTCTGCATGAGATTCAATATTTTTTGATATTTCTGATCTTTTATCATTATCAACATCAGTAAATGTAAATGGACCAGTTAATTCATTGCTGCCAAATTCATCAAACCCATTCATTTCATAATCTAGCATACCTTCTTTAATTAATTTTAAAGTTTCTGTAACAGCAGATTCACCAACCCAACCATCTATTTCATTTCCTACTAATTCTCCACTAGCTATTCTTTCTTTATCTACTTCAATAGCTCTTTGTATCATTTCAGAAACAACAGATTTTAATCTTCCTTCTTCTAATGCTGTTTTCCATTGTTTTAACATTTCATCAGGAGGTAATGGCATCATTTCAGAACCTCTCATATTTGTTGGTAATGAGTTCCATAATTTTTCATATGAAGCATGCATTTCACTTAAACGAGGCATAATATTTTCGCCATATAATGTAGTATGATTAAATGAATCTGTTTTATTAATTTGATCTAACATATTATTTAATTCACTTGCATTACCTGTATACATATTCATTACAGCTTCTTGGTTATCTCTTTTCCAAGTTGCATCTATAATTGTATTACTTTCTTGTGTTATTATTGACGCCAAATAACCTTTACTCCATGCTTTAAAAGCTTTTGGAGCTGATTCAATAATACCATCACTATATGCACTAGCTTGATTCATAAAATTAGATGGATCGTATCTATTTTCATTTGCATAACCAGTTATTGTTTTTAATGCTTCTGCTTTTAAATTATTTTTCCAATTTTCTTCTTGTTGAACAAGTTTTCGTTTTGCTAAAGTATCTAATGTTTTACCTAGCTGACTAGACGCTATTGCAACTGGATCACCAGTTTGACCAGCAACAACACCCATACGATTTGCTAATGAACTAGCAGTTGTAAATACTTCTCTTTTTCCTACTGATAATTGATCTGCCATTATTTACTCTTTGGTTGTGTTCCTGTTCCTTTGTAATAATCATACATAGCATATCCACTACTTAATTGATCACCAATAGAAATCCATCCACCGAATATTTCGGATTTTGCTTTAATATCATTTTCAAACATTTGATCCCTCATTTTTAAATCTACTACCTTGCCCATTAAACGAATATTTTTAATATCTTTTTCTGCTTTTTTTCTAGCTTGAGCATTAATATTTAAAAAACTTCTTGAATCATCATAATAACCAGCAGCAGATTGAACTGCTAAGTTATTAGCTAAAGTTTGATTCAACATATCTTTTCTCATATTTTCTTCTTCAATAGCTTGAAGTTTTGCTATTTTTCTTTCTCGTTCATAACGAACTCTTTCTCTTTGATTAGCAGCTTTAATATTTTGTATGTTAGAGTATGTTCCTACAGAACTTACTACTGCACTAGCCATCATCATTGTTGCTGGATCAATACCCATTAAAATTGCATCTCCAAAGCTATTGCCAATACCTTAAGTGGTAATGGATCATTTTGCGATACAGTAACAGTTGGACTTTTACTATATCCTAAAAAATTAAATTCTTTTTTTCCTGTTTGAGGAGTTAAGTCACTTCCTATTGTAAAGTTTAATGGAGTAATTAATAATTCATAAGCATTTGCATTTGCTGCTTTTACATTAATATCCAATGAACTATTTACATCAAGAATTGCTCTAGTAATTCTACGAGGTCTACCTGTAAGTGGACCAGTATCTAATTCTTTATCAACTGGCATAGTTTCTAATATAGGAGTATAATTAAATCCTACTGTCATACCTGTCGGCTGTGGAGCAACAGCATTTGAGCTAAGAGTAATTCTATCATTTGCATCTATTGTATAAGAACCTAGTGATGAATTACCAGATACAACATTTATTGCGATTTGACCATAAATACTATTAACGGTGTGCATATAACCATCTACCATAGTTATTACTGCATTATCCGAAGGAGTAGCAGCCAAGTTTTGATCTAATTGTAAATTATATCCTGATGCAGTAGCTGTTACAGCTTCAATAGTATATTTAGTTGCATTTCCAGCAATAGTAAAAGTTTCTAATACTGCTGGAGCAGAAGTAAATCCATCTACTGCTAATGTATTTCCTGTTTGTGAACCACCATTAACTAATGGTGTTCCTTTTTGATATACAGTTGTAGAAGTAGAACAATCTAATGTTGTAGAATCATCTTCTGCAAACTTTTCTAAAGTATAAGTAGTTGTTCCATTAACTTGTCTTTTACCGACTACAAATAAATTTTCATTTGCAGCAGTCATTGAATGAAAATAATCTCCACTTCTAGTTTCATACATTGACCATCCAGCTATTTTTTCATCACGAATACTGTGAAAGACTGCAATCTTTCCATTATGTGTTGTTCCACTATTAACAAAGAAAGCAAATTGTTCTGGTCTACTTGAGCTACCACCTATCATAGCTATTTGTTTTGGCGTATCAATTAATTGAGAAGATAATACAGAAATAGAATTAGAGGTATATGCTGCTTGAGTATCAGAATATAAATATTCACGAATTGCTTTACCATTCTTTTGAGCAAATACAGTAGCTCCATCAAATACTACTGGATTAGCTCTACTTACTCCAAAAGGTGTTTGTCGTCTAAATGCAATATTACTTGGAGTAATAGCAGCAATATCAGAAGAAGTAGGAATGTAATATTCACCACCATCAGTAAAAACTTGTAAATTTCTTGAAGAAACAAAATGCCTAACTTCGTTTACCCTATCTCCAGCGATGGCAACATCTATTGCTTCATTCGCATTCCCACTTCCAACATCAAAGTTGAAGTATTCCCCTACTTGACTAGCTACAACAGAAGATGGTTTAGATGGATTACCACCAAACCATAATCTATTATCATGGAAAGATACAGCTTGAGGAAAACCTCTATGACTAGACCATAGTTGTTCATCCCAATCTGCATTAGCTCCAGTACCAGCTAAAGTTTCTCTTACAGTTACAACAACAACAGTTGTATTTGTTCTTCCAGTAATATCTACTTCTTTACCACCAATACGAAGTGTTTTACCTATCCAGTTAGCATCTGAATCAAATATACCACTAGAAGCAGTAACATTTACTCCAGTACCTGAAGTAGCTGCTGGAGTTAAAGTAACTGCATCATCTTCATATTTATAATAAGGTTGGTATCTTGGATAACCAGAAGAATGAGTAGAAAAAGAAAGAGAAGAAACTGAAAAGCTAGTAGCACTAGCTCTATTAATTTTTCTTATTTCATTATCTCTATGACATACAATAACTGTATCTCCAAATTGAGCAAAGTTTAATTCAAATAATTGAGCAGTAGTCCAATTACAATTAGAAGTTATATTTGCCTGAACAGAAGTTCCTGAAGAATTATAAACATCTAATCTATTATTAGATAAAGCAAATATTGCTACTTCATCATTAGAAAAAATAAATGGTACTATTCTTGTTTCTCTAGTTGAAAAACTAGCTGTGTATGTAGTTCCGGGTCTACGCATAACACCACCTTCATCAAGTAAATACCAATTTCTACATTGTTTTGCTCCATCAAAATATGCTTTTGCATCTGTACGAGCAGTTAATAAAGGATTAAGTTCACCAGCCGAAAAGTTGGTAAGTATAGTTCGTATTTGTCTAGCCATTTAATCCAAAACCACTTGTTCTAGTTGATCGTCTATTTTCAATGAAACGATTAGTAGCAATCTGGTTGGATGTTGTTTCTTGAGATTCAGAGTTTCTAGCAATCAATAATTGTCTTTCTGCTAGTTCGTTAAATTCTTTTATCATACCAGCATCTCTAGCAACAGCTCCAGCATAAATACTTGCTAGTTTATATTCTAAGGCAAGACGGAAATAGGGAGGAAATTTACTTTCGTCTTGTCTAAAAATATAATCCATAATAACAGTTGAAGTAGAACCATATCCATCAAGATAAATTTTATCTTCATATCTTTCGTATCGTAAAACTGTATCGTTAGAAGTAACTGTAATTATTTGTAAAACTGCTGGATCAGCAGGCATTTGATATGCATACTCAAATCTTCCAACAGGAGCATCAGATAAAAGAGATAATTGCTTTTGACCACTTGCAAAACCCCATCTGTGTCTTGTAAGTGTTGCCTCTACAATTTCTTCATAAATATTGTTAGTAACTAATCCTTCCGTACTATCATCAGAAAATGATGATATAGGAGAAGCTCCTATCATTATTAAAGCTCTTGATGCTATGTCTACTTTAGTTACTGCCATAATATTTTTTTAATATGGGGGGAAAATCCCCCCATATATATTTTTAATTAAGTACCGTTAGTGGTAGTGACAGTTGTTGCTCCAGTTGCTGAAGTAACTACTAGCAAATCTACTGTTTCTGTTCCTCCAGCAGCTCCAACACAAAGGATAACATCGTTTTCCTTTAAGTTTTCATAAGCGCTGTTAAAGTAACCAGAACCAGCGATAGTGCCAACAGCATCGCCATCAACATAAAGCCAAACAGAGTTAATACCACCTTCAGCGATTTTCCTTAGCGGATTATCAGTTGAGTAAGCCATATTAATCTCCTATTCTGCACAGAGCTGTACTCTAGCTCCGTCACCGTCAATTAACACTGATCCCAAACTTAACATTGAAGTGATTAAGTGTGAAACTTTTTCAGGGATATAATTAATTTCAGTTTTTACATCTGATCCAATACCTAGACCACAAGCAGACTTATGCCAAGCAAGAGTTTGTCTGTCAGTATCAGTAGTTAGACCAGAATGAGAAAACATTAAGAATCCCATCCATCGTTTCGCAGTTTGCTCACCACTTAAGAATGGTAAACCAGAAGGTCCGATATAGTCTTGAGAAGCGAATTGCTGGATACCCATCAAGTCTCCCCATTGCTCAGGACCAACTGCCCAGTACCTTTGGTTGTCATCAGGAACATCATTATTCCCGAAAACTGTAAGCATATTTTGTGCTTTTATTAATGTCATATTTGTAGCTGATGAATTAATGTTGTTAGCAATAGATGTAGCAGCTTTTAAAACAGTAATTATAACATCATCAGTTTTTCTTCCTAATGCATAAGCTGCATTTTTAGCAAGAACACCTCTTTCGTCAATATTTACTTTAAGCTCATCTAATTTATCAACATAATCTGCAGCATAGTAATCAGACATAGTTGCACTCACGTTAGTGTGTGCAGAGTTCATAGCTACTACTTCAGCATGTCTTGCTTTTGTAGTTGCAGAACCTTTAGCTAACTTTTGAAAAGTTACAGTAGAGCCATTAACACCGTTAACAGTTCTAACTAAATTTTTCAATTTAGCTCCCATACGCTGATATGCCATGTGCACTTCAGCTTCAAATTGAGTTATAAAAGCATTAGTAATTGAAGTTGCCATTATATACTCCTATTCAAAGGTTGTTTGTTTAGTTTATTGCTTCACTTATCTCTTTGATTAATTCGTGTTATCCATAGTCGACATAGGCACAAATACCCACAAAAGAGGGCTTAAAAAAATATATTTCAGAAAAAATGATTTATTTCAACGCACATTATGTATGTGCTGCTCTAATTCTTTCAATATCTTGGGGTTGTCTTTAAAAACACCCATTAATCCGTTAGTAATATTGTTTACTACTACTTCTTCTTTATTTTCATTATCTAATGGTTGTCCTAATTGTGTTAATGATGTGTAATATACTATTGCATGAAGAATCTCATGCAGCAAAGTACAAGCATGATCTACTTTAGATAAATCTTCTTGTATGGAAATACAGTTTTTTCTATGATCAAACTCTCCAAAAGCGTCAGATGGTTTAGCAAATGACGCTTTTT